TAATCCTATCAATGGCAGTAGAAATTATTGATAAAGGTAAGAATAAGAGTGGAGATCCAATCAATGCTATTTTAGATAAATATGCAGAGAAGATAGGCAGAGAGGGAATGTCTTTAAATATGGCAGTCACAGAGGCAGGAAACGAAATAATTAAGTATGCAGAAGGTAATAATTATATAAAAGCAGTAGCCGATTCAAACCAAACAAATTTATTGGGGGGTAATAATAATGACCAACGGGCAGAAAATAGACATAGCAATGACATTAGCAAGGGACGCCAAGACATTCGGGGAGCAAAAGAGATTAGCAATCCAAAAGAAACAACAGAAGGGACAAAAAAAGTAGAAGCGACTAAAGAAGTTGCTAAAACAGAACCACCTAAAGTAGAAGCTAAACCAGTAGAAGCGACTAAAGAAGTTGCTATTACTAAAGCTGAACCATCTAAAGATTGGGCTGCAAAATATAAAGAAAGGTCAAAAGAACAACGAGAAAATATATTAAAAGATTATGGGAAAATGGAAGCTGATGGGTTATCTCTAACTAAAAAGCAAGAAGTAAGGAAAAAAGCTATATTAAAAGGAAAAGAGGAACAGGTTAAAATTACTTCTAAAGATTGGCTAAGTACTGTATCTAAGGATGATTTAAGTTATAAATTAGCGAACGAAGCTTACCGTGCAATTAGTTTTGACCCTGAAAAAAGAGCTAAATCAGAGCAAGATAATTATGTTAAAGCTATGACTGAAATGTATAATAAATTGCTACCTCTTGCTAAAACTGATATTCAGAAAACAGAATTGTTAAAACAAATGGATATGTATAAAGAAGGATATTTGAAAAGATATAATGCAATACTTTCAGCGAAAGCAAGAACTATGTCAGCAGGGATAACCGGACCTGCTAATTTCCCAGTAGCAAGAAATCAGAAAAGAATGGAAACTGAACATAATAGAACGGTTGAGTTTTTGGATTGGGATAAAAAAGTAACAACAAGCATGACAAGAGCAATCAAATATTTGTCCCAGGATAATGTTAAACAAGTAGAAACGCCTAAAAGTAGTAAAGATATTGCTAGTTATGATGGTGCTAAAATCATTAATAACTATGGTGTAGATAGAACGCAGATATTCTTTGATGTAAAGCCTTCGCCTGAAACAACAAAAGCTTTAAAAGCAGAAGGATGGCATTATTCACCTTCAAATAATAACGCATGGCAGAGAAAGATAACTAACGCTGCTGAACACTCGGGTAAAAGTATTGTTAGCAAGTTTTATCCAGATACAGTCAATGAAGCAGTTACAAAGTATAATTCTACTTCACAAACAGACACACCACAGTTTAAAAGATGGTTTAATGGTAGTAAAATTGTGGGTAAAAACGGAAAGCCCTTAGTAGTGTTCCATGGATCACTTGAGGACTTTAATACATTCGACATATCAAAAATAAGACATGATGAAACGGATGCGAAATATAATGGATTTTGGTTTAATTCTGATGAATCATACGCATCTCCTGCATGGGAAGACCCTAAATACGTTAAGAGCTACTATTTAGCTATAAAAAACCCTGCTCCTATTAAGGTGGCTAATGAAGTCGCTAAAACTATTTATAACAACTACGAAAATTATAATTTATCGGGTGGTATGTCATATGCAGACATTACAAGATTAGAACTTCAAAAAATGGGGTATGATGGTGTTATACATCAAGATGCACCAAAAATAGATTGGAGGGAATTTGATAAAAAAGGTGAGTATACTTATACTTCCAATAGAGGCACACAGTATCAAATAGTTAAAAACAAAGAAAATGGAGGGTTAGATTATAACTATGCTAACGGTGAAAACATAACTGGATATTTAGATAAAACAGATTTCATTAAACAACATAGTGAAAGAATATATGTAGCTTTTAACCCTAACCAAATTAAATCAGCGACAGGAAATAACGGAGAATTTAACCCTAGCGATCCAAACATACTTTTAGAGAATAAAACTCCATTTAACGGACCACAGCAAAAGATTTCATCGGCGAATACATCAATTAATGCTTCAAAATTACCCGCAACATTTAATAGAGTAAAGTTTGAACCTAATACAGTTAATGCAGACATAGGTGGGGGAAAGTTTGATAATGCAACCGAATATCTAAAAGCACAAGGAGTTGCTAATTATATTTATGATCCATATAACCGTAATGAAGAGTTCAATCAAAATTCAATTAGGCATATTGAAAACGGTCAAGTAGATACAGCAACAATTAACAATGTCCTAAATGTGATTAATGAAATAGATGCAAGAGAACAGGCTATAGCCAACGCAGCAAATGTATTAAAATCTAATGGCAAGGCATATTTCCTTATTTATGAAGGCAACGGAACGAACATTGGTGTAGAAACTTCTAAAGGTTGGCAAAATAATTCCAAAACTAAGAAATATATTCCTGAAATTTCACAATATTTTAAAAATGTTACTCAAAAGGGCAATCTAATCATTGCAGAAGGGGTTAAAAGTGATAATCTAAAGGTACAAGAAGGTATTAAACCTTACGGCATATTTGAAGAGAAGAAATTAAAGACATTAAAAGGTAGCATAATAAAACGTTCTAAATATGGTGTAGGTAAAGATATTGGCGGTCAAATATATGTTAGCAAAGACTATGCGACAAATGTTATTCCTAAAGAAGTTTACCAAGATGCTTTAAATAGTTTTAAAAATTCTAATCAATTTTATAATTTCAATTCATTAGTTTATGATCCAAAAACTAAAAGAGTAAGATTTGACGAATCTCCAGATTTTAATACAGCAAGGGAACCTATTCCTGGTAAGATAACTTGGGTTAGTCCAAATGGTGCAATTGCAAAAACAAACACAAGTAAGTCAATATGGCATCATAAATGGATATGGGTTAAAGACGACTACAAGGGGTTTGACGTAGGCAAATCTTATGATTGGAGTAAACATTGGTTAAGCAAATTACCTGTTACAGCAGACGGAACGAGCCAAGAAAGATGGCAAAACCAATTAAAACAATACGGGATAACTGATAACTTAAAATTAAAGGAGGGGAAACCCAATGTCAAAGAAATCACAATCCAAGCAAACAAAGACCTCAAAAAAACCGAAGAAAACAACAATATACAAAGCGCCAGAGGAAAGAATAATTACGTAGCACAAGGTATTAAAGGGTTAGCTATAAACGCACAATTAGTTCATAGAGGGTGGGTTGACCTAAGAGATAGAATAGTTCATTCACCAGCAGAAGTAGCAACTGTAGCACAAGTATTTCGTGATCCACGTTATGAAACCTTTAGAATCGTATATATGAAAGGCGACACAATAGTAGGGCATGAAGGAATTACGTCGAGAGTTCCTGATGTAGTTAAAGTATTTTCAAAAGATGCTGATACCGCATTTAAAGATATGAAAAATAGAATGGCAAGGTTAGGAGCAGACGGTTACTATTTACTTCACAATCATCCAAGTGGAGATCCTACCCCAAGTAGAGAAGATATTAATATTAGTTTAAAGTATAAACATAGTGTTAATGGGTACAAAGGACACGTAGTTATCAATTCTAATAAATTTGCTTTAATAGGCTATAACGGTCAGGTGTCTACAGAAAATCTGAATTTAGGTAAAGACTTATTATTAGTTCCTGCAATAGAGAATGATTTACTCGGCCAAAAAATTACAAGTGGTACTAAATTTGCAGAAATAGCAAAACAATTACAACTTACTAAAAATACTAAAGTTATTTTATTTGTAGATGCAAAATTGAAAGTTAGGGCAATCCAAGAAGTCCCTAACGGTGTTTTTAATGATAAAAACAAAGCTACCGATTACTTGCGCGGAAGAATGAGAGAGTTTGGATCAATAAGTTCATTAATTGTAACAGACGATATGAATACACCTACATTAAAATATTTAGTTTCACAAAATATCGTAACAGATGTTATTTCTAATGATAATGAATCTTGGAGAGATAAAGGAACGGCTTTCCCTGTAAAACTAGAGGATAGAAACTCTTTCGCAAATCAAGTTATAAAAGCTATTAGCGTCAAAGAAGATACTTCAAAGTATAATCCAGATGTCCAAAAGTCACTCGATACGCTTCAATCAAAATACTTAACAAATATTAGCGATAACCCTTATAGCACGACACAACTCGAACAATTGTTATCAGAATATAAAACAAATAGGCAGCGACTGATTCTTAGCGATACTAAAAACAATGCAGCTAAATTAGAAAAAGCAGCTATTAAGGCTGCAATTCCTAAAGAACCAGAAAAGGCAGTACCGTTTGACGAGTTGCCAAGAACTTCTCAAAAATTTGTGTCGGGGTATCAGAAAGAAACTCCATTAAATATATTGCATAAAACATATAAGCTATTTGTTAATCATTTGCATTACACTGCTATGGCAAGTTCACTTGCAAAGAATATGCCTGCAAACTTCAATATCAAAATAATGTCCATGAACGCAGTAAACGCAATAAGCCAGGCAGAAAAGATTATAGAAGAGAACTTAGCGAATATGGGTGGAGAAAATATTGGTAAATCATTACAAGATATATATAGAAAGCTACCTAAGAAAAGAGTGACTGATTTTAAAGGAAATGCTATAACTTATGATAAGCTATTGTATGATTATATGGCTCATCAGCATAACATTGACAGAATGAATATTAAAACACAAGTCACTAAAGATGGAAAGACAACCGATGTTATAATTCAAAAACCTGTATTTGATAAAGATTATACTTCGGCTATGTCAAAACAAGTAGTAGATTTTTATAATAATAAATATCCTGAACTAGCTAAGCAAGCAAAAGAAAATAGAGATTTTTGGGATAAATTTATGCAAGCATGGGCTGTAGATGGGAATATGGTTAGTCCTGAAACAATGGCTACACTTAAAGAAATGTACCCTCATTATATGCCAACTTACAGAAGCGACAATAAGCCTGGCGTAGGAAGTGCTAAAAAGAGTTTCATAAATCAAGGTAACATAATAAAAAAGGCAATAGGATCATCAAAGGACATTATTGATCCACTCGAGAGTTATGTTAAAATGATTAAAAAAATTGTTGTAGCGACACGTAATAATGAAGTAGGCGTTGCTTTATATGAAACACTCTTGAAGAATCCCGAAGCTATGAAGTCTAAAGCTGAAATAGTTCCAACAAGGCAAGCAGTAATAGACGAAATTAATAAAACCTTATCAGAAGATGGGATTGAAGGGCTTGCAGATACTTTAGGCGATCAATTCGATAGAACAATGACACATAAAAACACAGATAATATAGTTACGGTAATGATAAAAGGAGAGCCTATAGACATACAATTTAACGACAAAGAAATGTTAAAGGAATTTAGAGGGCTAATAGATTCAGAAACAGGACTTGTAGAAAAAATAGCTAGATCAGTAACGGGTCCTTTTAAATCTGTTGTAACGGGTAAAAACCCTCTATTCGCACTTTCTAATGCTAGCCGTGATGCTCCGGATTCATATATTAACTCAGTTGTTATGGTTAGCCCATTGACGCACACTGAAAAATTAGCTGAAGCATTTGCCAAAATAATAAGTAATGCCAAAGATTGGCAAGAATATAAATCATTAGGTGGGGAACATTCTAATTTCGTAGCAAGCGATGCAAAAAAACTTGAAAAATATAGTAAACAAATAATACACGGTAAAAGTAAATTTGCAATGGCAAGCGATGCACTTGGAACTTTAAATAACGTGACCGAGAGCGTGCCCCGTTTCGCAGAATACCTGGCTACAATTAAAAAGGGTGGCAGAACTTATGCGAGCAAAATGCAAGGTATTTATAATGCAGCAGAGGTTAGCACGAATTTTGCCAGGTATGGAGCGATAACAAAAGCTATAGATTCCTTTTCTCCTTATTTAAATCCTGCTGTCCAGGGTGTTGATAAGGTATTTAGACAACTCAACCCTTTACACCCTGGAACAGCACTTAAAACCATACTTAAAGGATTAGCTGCTATTACGGCAACTACGCTTTTGTTGGATCTTGTAAACAAAGATAACCCACACTACCAAAGCTTAGATAATAGAGTTAAAGATACTTATTTGAATTTTCCTAATCCTTGGGGTCCTAAAGATTCTGATGGGTATTGCATAAAATTTATCAGGTTGCCAAAACAACGTGAATTTGGCGTGTTATTTGGAAGTTTGGCAGAAAGACTTGTAAGATTAAACGAAGGTAAATTGAACCCTTTTAAAGGCTTTTCTAACACTGTGTTAACTAATTTCCTTTTCGACCCATTAACAAGTGGTATTTGGACACCTCTTGCTAATATAGCCATGGGTGGTAACAAAGACTTCGCTGGAAGGAATATAGTCCCTCAAAGTATGGTCATGAGTGGTGGCTCAAAATATCTACAATTTGATGAGAAATCTACCGAAACAGCTAAGGCAATAGCAGAGTTTTTACACAAATTCGGTATAGACTTATCCCCAAAACAATTTGATTATATAGTTTACAGTTATACGGGGGTATTCGCACAATTTGGTCAACCACTTGATACAAAAGCGATAACGCAAGGTAAAACCATTGGAGAGGTTTTGACATCCCCATTCACTTCAAAATTTATCACAGATTCATTATATAACAACCAAGGACTAACAGATTTATATGAGAACTATGATGCAATCTCAAAAGCGAGTTCCGATAAAAATAAACTTGAAAATATTCCTGGAAAAGAATTAACGATAGAAGAAATCCATAAAGGAATGTTTACAGAGGCGATTAGTGCGATATCAGGTTATAACCAACAAATAAAAGAAGCTGGAAACGACCAAACTAAAATTAGAGAACTTAGACAAAAGATACTTAATGTTGCTAATGAAACAAATGCTGCTATGAACGGTGATAATTACGAATCCTCATCTTATACTAAAGATCAGATAGGTAAAATTTTAAGTGGGGATCCAATCAAAGAAAAAGCTTTAAGAGATGAAGCTGCTAAACTTAAAGGGAAAGATGATTTAAAAGCAGCACAGTTAATATCCCAGGCAGAAGCAATAAGTTCTAATGGGAGCGATGAAGCCACAGCTTTAAGAAAGAAAGCAGAGGATATTTACAAAAATGTTGAGGATATTAATGATAGGAAATTACAATTAAAAGATTTACAAACACAAGCACAAGGACTATCGATGCCAACTACACAATTTACTACATTAATTTCTGCAAACTTAAAGGATAATATTTCTAAAGAATCTACTTTATTTAGAAGGAAAGTAACCAATATTACACATAGTAATTTATCCCTTGCAGAACAAAGAAAACTACTAGAACCTTTAGTTGAGCAATCTAAGTACGTGCCTAAAAAGTACGCTAAACCTTCAACTAAGGCTATCCCAATTAATCCATACAATAAATAAGGAGTCTACTTTTCTGTAGGCTCTTTTTTATATATAAAAGTAGGGCAACCACGATTAAGTTAAATTGCCCTACTAATTTGCTCCACGAATGGAGGTATTTTAAATAATACCTTCTTTTTATTTGTTTGTAAATATAAATATTTGGAGGTTGACAATGGAAGATATGAGCACAGAAACAAAGACACAGGAACAAATAACAGCTGCTATCGTAGCACAGGCAGCGACAGCAACAGCAAAGGCAGTGCTAGAAGCTGCTAATGCAGCAGCAGTTGTAATAGCAAAAGAAAATAATACAGCGTTAACGGCAATTGCAGTTTTGCAAACTGAAGTAGGAATACTGAAAACTCAACAGACTTGTTTTGAAGTGGAGATGAATCACAAGTTGGATAATATGGACACTAAGAGCGAACAGATATTAAAGAAATTAGATGAAGTAAATCAAGGTAGGCCTACATGGTCAACTGCGCTAATAATGGGTGCTTTATTTAGTTTATGCGTTGGGTTAATTACTTATGTGGTTACGCATTAAAGGAGGATTATATGATTACTAAGGAGAAAAAGGAACAAAATATTACTTGCACAGGCAGGGGTCGAAATTGCGAAAAGTGCAATGATAGTCCAGAAAAGTGTGTTGATTATACGAAAAAGGAGTTGATTAAATGCGAATCGGAGTAGATTTTGGACATGGTACAGGACAAGACCGTGGAGCAAATGGTTATCTAAACGAAGAAAATATTATTAGGGAGTATGGACCTCTTGTAATAGCAGGGCTACAGAAGCTAGGACATACGGTTTATAACGTTACTCCTACTCAACCAGGCTTAACCTTAGACCAAAGCTTAGCCTACAGGGTTAACTATGCTAATAGTTTAAAAGTAGACTTGTTTGTAAGTTGTCATGTTAATGCTTTCCAGACAGATGTAGCGCAAGGTTGCGAGGTTGAATATCTTAGCAACGCAGGCAAAACTTATGCTGATAAAATATGCACAGAGATTGCAAAGTTAGGGTTTGTAAATAGAGGTAGTAAGCCAAGACCTAATTTATATGTACTTAAATATACAAGTGCTGTAGCTGTTTTAATTGAACCTTTCTTTTGCGATACTAAGAGCGATTGCAACAAGTACAATGCAACAACTTTAGCAAATGCGATTATAAGAGGTATCACCGGCCAAGATGTTCCGGTTACAATTCCAGTAGTTACACCAGTTATTAATAGCATAGCGACACCGAGAGTATACAATAATATAGCACTTTTGCAATTAACATTAAATAAACTTGGATCGCATTTAATTGTAGATGGGGTTTATGGCCCTTTAACATTGTCTGCTTTACCAATTATAAAATATTTAGATAAAAGATACCCTACTCTTATTAAAGTTATCCAACAGATTTTAGTATCTAAGGGGTATAAGCTACCTAAATATGGTTGTGATAGCGACTATGGGGTTGAAACTGGTGGGGCTTTAACCAATCTTCAAAAAGATAACGGCATAGTTACAAACGGGGAAGTACATCAAGATACATGGGAAGTGTTGTTAAGATAATGAGCATTGTTAAAGTTAATTTAAAATTAAAGAAGCTAAATAATATAGTGAATTTAGAAAATGAATTTACTGAAATCCCGCTTACACTTGTTTGTGAACCAACAATACATCACAAGGTAAAGGTTAAGATAAAATAGGAGGAATGTAAAATGGATATATTATTAACAGGGGTATACAAAGTATTAATAGGTGCATTACTATCAATTTTAGGGCTTGGGGCAACATATCTAATCGGTATTGCAGGGTTGTATTTAACAAAGAAAAGGCAGGCTTTAATCACAAAGACAGGCATAGACAAGTACAATGCAGACCTAACAATAGCAAAGGCAATTTACTTTCAGGTGGAACAGTTATTTAAGTTTATTCCTGGGGCAGGCACTCTAAAAGCTGATATGTTTGACAAGTTGATTTTAGATAAGGTTCCTGGACTTACACAAGACGAGATAGACCATTTCAGGGAATCTATTGTAGGCGAAGTAAATAGCCAACTTACTACTATACTAGCACCTGCGTTTAATCCTTTAAAAGACGAAGCAGATGTAGTAAATTTACCAATAACAAATATTAGTTCATCTGCCACAACTACTACAGCAACTTTATAATTTTAAAAGGTAGCCTTAATTGGTTGCCTTTATTTTTTTTGCTTAAATTTAGGAACTATTTTGAGCATTACTGCATATATAGATATTAAAGTAATTAGAAAGGAGTAGTGCATATGCCAAAAGTAAATGTAAGCTTTAAGGAAAACATTGAGGAAATAAAAATATATACCGAGGTTTTAAGGCATACCGATAAGTCAGCTTTTATAAAAGAAGCACTCCAACATTATATATCATTTATACAAAAAAGCAGATCATAAAAATAGGCTACCTTCCCGAAGGAAAATAACCACTCTTTACTGCGCTTCCTGCTGCGCTACGTCTGTACAGTAAGATATGCCAGCAAAGTCAAAAAAGTGCTACATTTTATTATATTTAACAAGTAATTCATATTTGATTACTCAACAATTTTAGCAAATATATAAAGACCTGCGACGAATAAACTTATTGCAAATAACATTATAATCACCTCTAACAAATAGTATAACCATTTCTTTAGAAATTATTCGGAGGGAATTTATGACAAATTATTTTTATAAACCTGTAATGAGTATTCCTGAATTTTTACAATTAGAAAGAGGGAAAAACATTAGAAATTATACAAGTAACATAATGGTAAAAACAACAGAAAAAGCAACGATATTATTTTTAGCTATATTATTTAATGCACAAAAAACTTATGCTGCTGGCAAAGGAATTGATAATCTTGGTGGAACACTTTTAAACTTAATCCGCGGTTGGGGATATTGGATCTTATTAATTATGTGCTTAGTAGAAACTATTCGCGCCGGAGCTGGCGGAGATTCTAAAAAAATTCTAAGCATAATAATGAAATATTTACTTGTATTCGCTGCAATGTATTTAGTCCCTAGTTTGTTCAACGCTATTAAAGATTCGTTTTAGGAGGTATTATGGTCACTTTATTTAAAACAATAGATTATGTTAAGCAAAATATAAGTAGCTTATCTTACTGGGTATGTTTATCAGTAGCTTTATTCTCATTAATATTTTATGCAATAGGGTTTAAAAGGTGTGCTAAGTATGCTCCTGCGAGTATAGCCGTATATGCACTAATAAAAATGTTAGGGAGTGCTTTCAAATGAGTATTTCTATGCCAGTTAATAAATACTTTCAGTTAATTAAGCCAAAGTACGTATATCTCCAAATAACACCCCATAAGGCAACGAGAAACTATAATAGCACTAATATAGTCAAAGCAATTCAACACGCTTACAAGTCAATTAGCAGGCGTATAAAGGTAGAGCAAAAGAAGCTTTTCTTTGAAACAAATTTTAAGATAAGCTATGTTATAGACATTAAGAAAACAGATACTAGCTTTTATTTTATTGCACCCGAAGTTTACTTAAATATCATAATTGAAAAGATTAGAGAAATATGGAGCAAGGTAGAATTAAATATAGTCCCTAAGTTAGAATCTTTTAACACTAATACTATTTATTATCAGCTTAATTATAAAAAAGAAGATGCTTTAAGTTTGCAAGTGGACCGTAAAAGTAACGAACCTTTAAACTCAATCCTAGCAGTAATGGAGATAATGAGAGATGATGATAGGGTAACACTAATTTATAATTTTTTACCTAAGTCACAGTTTAATTGGCAAAAGAAATATTCTGATACTCGAAAGAAAATAGAGGATATGCAAATAATCGTAAAGGATAAAAAAACTCCTGAATACTTAATAAAATCAGTTTTAAGTTTTATGAATTATATTTTTAATAGTATTTTAAAAGTATTCCAAGATTTCACAGGGAGTGAAGAAAAGATTAATACAGTTTTTAGCGAGTTGCTTGTTACCTCAAATATTTTAGAGGTTAATAAAAGATTGAGTAATTCTACGAATATGAAAAAAGAAGCCACTGTAATAGATGCACAAATAATGATTGCTACTAATAGCGTAGATAAAACGAGGCAAGAAAATAATGCACAGGTAGTTTGCCAAGCTTTTAGAATTTTAGACGAGGACAATGAACTAATATCCAAAAAGGTAAAACCGAATGGAATTATTGATGTAGAGGACTATAAATTTAAAAACGTAGATGAAAATACTTTTAGCATGGACGAGTGCCAAAACTTTATTAGCCAACCAGGACGAAACTTAATGAGAAGTTTAGGGATAAAACATACAGAAGTTAACGAAGTTCAGGTACCTAAAGAATTAGACCATGGTTATATATCCTTAGGTACAGTTAAGTGCAAGGGAGATAGGCAAGAAGCTTATTTAGAAGATAAATATGATAAGGGGAGTTTGCCTCTTATACTAAATGGTTCACAAGGGAGTGGCAAAAGTACCTTTATGGCTAATTACTATAGGTTTGTAAATACTCGAAAAGAGGGAGGCGTAATAATAGATTTTATTAAAAATTGTGAAATGTCGCAAGAAGTAATTAACTATTTGCCTAAAGAAGATGTTATCGTTTTAGATTATACTAAACCAGAGTGCATACAGGGATTCGCTTTTAATGAATATAAAATAGATCCTAATATGAACACTTTTGATAAATTAGAGTTGACTAATCGTCAAGCACAGCAAGTATTAACTTTTGTAGATAGCATAAATCCCGAACAACCATTACAATCTCGTATGCGGAAATATTTAAGTGCCGCAGCCAATGTAGTATTCGCCACAGGGGAAAGTAGTTTAAAAGAAGTTGTAAGATGCTTAGAAGATTTTCAGGTAAGAGAAGCATATATTAATAAATTGACTATAGACGAAGCAACGTTTTTAGAGGACGAGGTTAAAGGTTTGCATGACATAGACGAATACTCTAAGATAACTGCTAAAGAGCCTACAGCGTATGTAATAGGCACTAAAATAGACCACATAGACAGTATACTAGATAGAATAAGCTTATTAAGGGAGGATTTTAAATTAAAGTATATGTTTAACCGGGGTTCACAAGGTAATATTGATTTTGCCGAAGAACTTGAAAAGGGCAAAATTATAATTGTGCGTATGCCACAAGATGCTTTTAAAAAGCACTCTAAGAATGTTATAACTACTTTTTTACTCTCTAAAATATGGATTGCTACAGAGATAAGAGGTAAATGGAATAAACAGCCTAAGCCTACCCATATATGTATTGATGAAATCTTTCAAACGAAAACAGCTATGCAAATGCTTAGTGATGATGAAATTCTTCCGCAGACAAGAAAGTTTGGTTGCAAGTTTATTTTATCATGCCAATACACAGGGCAGATTGATATATTAATAGATACATTAGAAGGGGCAGGGGCAAGTTTTATGTTTATGACAGGCACAAGCGAAAAGGACTTTAAGCGATATGAAAACAAATTAATAGGGTTTGAGTTTGAAGATTTAAGAGATATGGAAAAGTTTAATTCTCTAAATCTAATCTATTATTCTCGTGGCTATGCAAGTTTTATATCTAAACTACCCTTTAAGGAGCCTAACAAGCTTCTTTTTTTATGCAACAAAAAAGGCTAAGAATGTATTCTATCCCAGGCCTTTTAAAATAAAATTCCCTTTTATAGTGTGGGTTCACTGATCATGTTTTTGTAAGGCATTACCTTACTTGCAATTTCATTCTATTCTTCATTTACATATAAGCCAATAGCGTGGTAATATAAAAGTATTACTTTAGTATTACAAATAAAAAGGGGGAAATAAAATGAATAAATTTGAATTTGACAACATGGGGATTGATGAACAAATAGAGTATATGAATAGCAATTTAATAGCACAAACTTTAACGACAATATGTATCTCGATCGGGATAAGTCGAAGTACAGTTAGAGAGAGATTTTTAAAGGTTGGGTATGTCTTTAACGCTATTACAAAGCAGTATGCCAAAGATACTACTTTAGTAATACAACCTTATCAAATCAGCCCCAGGAGAGCACCTGTAAGTTATAGTAATACTATAGAATTACAAAAGTATGACGACATTTCGGAACTCATAGAACACAAAGAAGATATATTAGAAATGCTAAAGTATTACAAAAGTAATATTAATGTAATCGACATACCTCAGCTCGATATTAACACGCTGCCATTGGAATTACAGACAACTATTACAGCCAAATCTATAAAAGTGTATGAGCCTATTTATAAATTGTTTGATTTGTTATGTAGTAGTTACAGTGGTATAAAAAGACAAGACTTAATGAGTTTAGCTATTTTCGAGTTCTATACAAAATATAAGAAGTAATACCAAAGTATTATTAAAGTATTATTAAAGTATTATTTTTAAAATAGTTTAATAATTGAGTATTAAAGAGTTCCATATTTCAAATTTATAGAAAAAGCAAATAAAATCAAGGTTTAATAGTTGGAACATTGGAAATAGTATTGCAACATTGTATACGTTGTGATACTATGCGTTTATAAGGAGTGATTATATGTATGAGTTATTAACAACTAATGATGTAGCCAAGAATTTAAACGTATCAAGGCAAACAGTAGAAAGGTGGAGGAAGGAAGGATTACCTTTTAAGAAACTTGGTAAGCTTGTAAGGTTCGATGCTGATGAGGTGAATAAGTGGATTGATGGCAAAAAATAAAACCAGTGCGGTCACACTGGCAAACGGATGAATTATATATTTACTTTTAATTATAATGTAAGTATATCATTTATTCCCTAAAATACAAGGGGGATAATATGGCGAAAAAGAGACAAAACTACCAAAAATTTCAAAGTACTAAAGGTGGGAGAATGGACGCTATTTATTTTGACATGATGGAAAGTAAAGCATGGGGAGAACTAAGCGGAAATGATATTAAACTTTATCTATATATGCTTAAAAAATATTCAGCCAATTACGTGAAATATGTTTATATAAATAGCAATAAAAATAATATAAGTATACCTAAGAAAGAATATTTAGGACTTGACGAAAGCCAACTATGGACCATAAAGATGGGTATGAGTACATTTCAAAACAGTATAGACAATTTAATCAAGCTAGGATTTGTTAAAGTTGTTGAGTATAGATACGCAACAAGAGAATGTAATATATATGGATTTAGTGATATGTGGAGTTATTATGGTACTGAAAAGTTTGTTATTAAAAATGAATGGAAACGTGGGGTCTCAAGAGGCTGTACATAATATAAAATTATTTACAGTAACGAAAACTGTTACTGACAGTAACGAAAACTGTTACTGTAGCCATCAATTTATTGGATTGCAGTAACGAAAACTGTTACTGTTAATATCGCCTAAAGCTTGGCTATATGGTAATTGCAGGGTGATTTATCCTATTTTTGAAGGAACTAGCTCACAGTAACGGAAACTGTTACCCTTTATAATGTATACCAAAGATGGTATAACTTAGGCAACATTACAAGGAGGATAAATATATGAAATTATATGCTATCAAAAAAGGTAGAAAAAATAACGTAATAGTTGAAACATGGGCTGAATGTTCTGACTTAACAAAAGGATTTCAAGGTATGGAGTTTAAAAGCTTTTCGGACATAAGAGATGCAGAGGAATATCTAAAGGGAGAAAAGGTTGAGCAAATGATATTTTGTAACGCTAAGTGCGAATATAACGTTGATGATAGATGCACTACACACCATTTGAACATAGATAATACAGGGCATTGCACAAATTTTTAAATATAATGGGGGTGCTTACTAAATGTTAAATGAAATATATAAAGTAAAAAGTACAATGGCTAGGAAGAGAGATTTAATAAAAATAAGTCATAAATTAATACCAATGATGAATGATGATGAAATATGCAAAGTAGGAGTATTATTACTGGAAGTTATGCAAAGATTAGGAAAAGAGGGCAGAATTTCAGAAGAATAAATATTTTTAAATATAATGGAGGTAGTAACTAAATGAAAATTATGAAAGCTATTAGTGAAATAAAACGTAAGGCAGAATTAATTCAAATTCACATAGACAATAGGAAAGATTCAAATTTGACAGATTTAAAAGTGATGGAACTATTAGGTGAAAAAACTGGGTTAAACTTAGCATTAGAAATATTAAACGAAAATAAATAAATATAATGGGGGTGCTTACTAAATGAAAGTAGAAAGATTGAGAGAATTACTTACTAAAATTGAAGATGGAACTGAAATTTTTATAAGAAACTCAAACAATATATTTGGAAACATTCAGGAACTAGAACAAGTGGAATTATCTACTTATGGGTTTTTCGGGGTTATTGAACCTTGTTTGATATTAAATACTGATAGTTCCAAGAAAATAGAAACTAATGAAGAGGAAGATGAATATATAGACTTCATTGGGGAATTTATTAAAAAAGTTTGAAATATAATGGAGGTGCTTACTAAATGAATGAATATGATAGTAACATAATCGAAACTGTTCAAAGGCTAATACATGATTACAGATGCGACCATCAAGGCATTAATCCTAAAACTATATTTATAAGTGAAAGCCTAGTAGCTCTATTAAAGACACAGTGTAAAATCGTTATGAATAGAACTGAAGATGATGGGTTTGAACTTACCTTATGTGGATTAAAAGTATACGAAGTTATCCAGGACGGCGTTATAAAAATTACTGATTAATAGATATGTGGTAGTACCCACAATGGAGGTAGTTAAATGATAGAGATTAAAGGTGTAGGCAAGAACTATATTTGTTGTTCTTCCTGTAATTCAAATGATGAAGTTTTTAGTATATCAGTAGGTTTAAGCGATAGTCAGACATCTACTTTTAGGCTATGCAAGAAATGTATGGCGAAGTTAATTGTAAAAGCAGAGGTATTAATATTAAAATAAGTTTTAAATATAATGGGGGTAGTTATTAAAATGGCTAAGTTTAAAATGATAAAAAGATATATTTGTGGTGATGAAAAAGCATTTTGTGAAACGTGTAAAAAAGAAATACCTATTACGGCGTCTAATATTGAACTCGAAATGCCTTATTGTAGTGAGTGTGGAAAGATAGTTTTGGATTGCTCACAAAATTATTGTTGCTGGTGTGGAGAAAAGTTTGGAATATAATGGGGGTTACTAAAGAAAGAATGTATATGTAATATCAAAGAGGGGGTAGAAAAGCGAATAGTCCAAGGTAATTGGGTAGACTTGTATATAACACTAGAAAATGATGAGTATTGGCTTAGCGGGCAAACTAATGATGGTAATGCTAGTATGGAGATAAACTATTGCCCTATATGCGGTAGAAAATTGGCTTTTGATGGGATTACTATGGAAGAAGCTAGGGGAGAATGTAATAAGTAAAAGTGTTACGGAGTTTGATTAAAATGCGAAATAAAAGAAAGGAGTAATAAAATGAAACAGACTGGAGGACAAATAGTAAAACCAGCAGTAAGTGGAGCAGGAATGACATGTGCGTGTCCAATTATAAGTGAATTTAATATAAAAGTAGATACAATGGATACGGGTTGTTGTGCATTAGATTGTCCCTATAAGCAAGATAAGCACTGTACATTATACAATAAAGAACTTATTGGAACATTTGAAAATCCTACAAGATGTCCACAATGTAATGATTATAAATAGTTTCACAATTCAAAAATATGGCGAATTAAAAAGGAGGAATAATTAAGTGAAAATTACACATGAATATGATTTTGAAACTCAAAAATCAATAAATAAAGTACAGGAGTATATTACATCTATTGGTAAGCAATATGAATCTAAACTTCAACCTAAAACAGCTACGGAATGTTTAAAGTTATCAAGACCAGGATATGAAAAAGCAATAATAGAAGAATATAGAGAAGCAATAAAACCGTTTCAAAAAATGTTAGAAAAAATATACTTAACATCAGTTCCTAAAATAATTATTAAAAAAGATGGAACTGAATAATTCACATTTCAAATATAATCCATCCAAGAGCAAACTAATCTTTGCTCTTTTTTTATGCAAAGTAATCGAACAAATGTTCTTGTAATTGTTTACATAAAGGAATATACTTCTAATCGAGGGGTGATAACGTGAAAAATCTACAAAGGAAAATACAGGAATTAAAAACGAGGTACAAAATAGACTTGTCTAAAATAAACATTAAAGATTTAATAGGTCAAATGAAAAAAACAGCACAAACTATTTAGTGCTGTTTTTTATATCTAGTTTTAAGGCTGCGATTATCATATCAATAATCTCTTGGGGTATTGTATTTGCATCATCTATTATTTTGTCGTCTAAAAGTTGTTGCACTAATTTTACGGTAAAGCTTTTAACCTCGTTCTCTATATCTAATCCAAATAGCTTTCTTAGTTTCTCTACTTGAATAGGGTTAGGACTTCCCACACTATTTTCCCAATTACCAATGGTTTTCGGCGTACATCCCACAACCTCTGAAATTTCTCTTTGTGATAGCCTATGTTCTAATCTATGCCTTTCAATTTCTTTTCCGTTCATGGTTAATTCTCCTTATTACACTTTTTTCTTATTCTTAGCATTATTCCATGATACCATTCTCTACTTTTTAAGTCTATGCATAATAATAAAAAAATATTACCAAAGTTACTTAAAAACTATTGCATTTAGTAATTATTTCATGTATTGTGTAATTATATTAAAAATACAGGAAATAAAAAAGGGGGATTAAAAATTGAAAAAAGAATTGATAGGGTACATTACAGGGTTAATAGACAACTACACGAGGGAAATTAAATGTCTTAAAATAATACTTAAGCCTGAAAATTCTAGTTTAAAGAATCGTGAAACATTTAAAAGTGCTCTTACTGACCTACTTGAATTTGTAGAGGATATTCCAGAAGAAGAACATTTAAGCCGTATTGTGCAAGATTGCTATACCCAGGTTATTATAAAAAATATGGAAGGCTCAATCGAAAGAGAAAAAGCACTGCATAAAAGAATTGAAGAACTTGTTAGAGAAAACGATTCATTATGGGTAGCTAATAAAAAGAAAAGAGCAGAGATTTAGTTTTCTGCCCTCATAAGTCTTAATTGTAAATCTGCTTTAGCTGTATTTAAAATTACATCAGATATTTCTTCACTTATTTTATTTGAGGAAGTAATAATATTATCGTCTATAAGTCTATCTAATAATTCATCTGTTATAGATTTTTTACTTATTTTATCCCCGAAAAAATAACCAACCGGGACATTGTAAAACTTTGCAAACATCCCAAGTTTATCAAAAGAAGGCTCACGTATATTTGTCTCATACGCGCTTAAAGTATTATACGGTACCTTAATATTGACAGCAGCAAACATTTTTTCTACATCCTTAAGAGTTAATTCTCTTTTATATCTCATTAGTCTTAATTTTTTCCCAACATCCATATTAATTCCTCCATTTTTAATTGTATATTTAATATATACATATATTTCTTTTATCATATACTACATTTCACGATTTGGGAACAAATATTTATTATATGAGATAAATTATAAAAGAATTATTTTCAATAATATTTAATAAAATGCTTGCAATTCCTCACTTTGAGGAATAAAATATAAGTATAAAGAAATATTTCAATTTAAGAGAAGGAGGGCTACAATTTGGGAAAAGTATTTAGTTTAAAAGTATTAAGAGCAAAGCGAGAATTATTACAAAAAGATGTAGCGAAAATATTAGGTATTACAACAACGTGTTACGTAAATAAAGAAAATGGAAAATCACAATTTACAATGAAAGAGATTTTAAAGTTATCAGAGTTTTTTAATGTGACTACAGATGTAATTATAAAGGGGGAGTAAAGACATATTTTGAATATAATGCGAAAGGAGATAATAAGATTATGAGTTTTTGGGAAAGTAAAAAGATAAAGAAAACTAGGAAATTACACAGATGTGCATATTGTGGTGGGATTATTCCAATTGGTAGTAGTTGCAACAATGAAGTTGGAACATACGAGGGAGATTTTGATAATTATTATTTAGACGAAAGATGCCTTGTATTCATGGATTTGTATACTGACAAAACAGAAACAGAATTAAGTAATTTAGATGATGATTTACAAAATACAGACTTGTTAGATTGCCCTAAGTGTAAAAAATGTAATCATAGTGAATACGAATTTGATGATACTAAACAAAAATTAAACTTAGAATGTGATAATTGTGGTAATAAATGGGCTGTTGATTTATCACTTGAAGCTATTAAAGGTTAATGAACATTACAATAATAATCTACATTAAAAAAGGGGAGGGTTGTTTTAATGGAACTTACAGGCAAGGTAATAATATTTGAAAGTGAGAATAATGCGGGACTATGGTATAAGGCAATTCAAGACGTAATTTACGATCGGAAAGTGAACTCAACATTCTTAGACATGAAAGATGATATTAACACGTGGGAAATGGCAAATACGCCGAGCAAGAAAGGGGAGGGTAAAGTTGAAAAAACAAAGGATTTTGAAAGTTAAAGAAACTTCACAAGAAAAGGTTATCAGGTTAGCAAATCAATTATTAAAAGAATGTTTCAAGTGTGGCTGCGTTATGGGCGATGATGGTTTTTTATATTTAAATGTTTTTGTATTTCATCAAGAAAAACTACAAGTAGGAGACCTACTACAAAATTTTGAAATAGAAGGAAAATATGAAGGGGGAAAAACAATTGCAAATTAAATTAATACGTATTAAAAATTATATCGGTGTAAATGAGTTAGAACTCGAACCAGGGAAGATCAACATTATAAAAGGTCCTAAAGGAATAGGCAAAAGTACAATCCTAGAAGGAATCGAAAAGCTATTCACCAACAAAGACCGGAGGATAGAAACTATAAAGCATGGCGAAACCGAAGCTACGTTGTTTTTGGAAACCGATGAGGGCTTAGAAATAGATAGAAGGATAAGAAGCGATAAAGCTTCCTACTTTAAATTAAGAAAAGGGGAAGAGGGGATTTCTTCAACAGAAAAGTATTTAAAAGACTTTATAAACGGAGATATTTTTAGACCTGTCGATTGGGTAAATTCATCAGTTCAGGAACAAACAAAGTCGATTTTAAATATGTTACAAATTGAATGGAGTAAAGACAACATAGTTAATTGGTTCGGGGAACTCACATCCGACATAGATTTCAACCAACATATTCTAATGGTTTTAAAGGCTATAGAGCTTAAATATTACAAAGACAGAGAAGAAGTCAACAGAAGGATTAGAGAGCTTAAAACGCAGATACAAGTGATTAAAAAGGATATGCCAGTTGATTATGATGGAGAAATTTGGAGAGATAAGAAAGTACAAGAATATTACAACAAAGTAAGCGAGGCTCAAAAGATTAACGGATATATTAAAGAGGCTAAGTCGCTTAAGGAAAACATTAAAAGCCAAGTTGACACCATCGAAGCAAATGCAGAAAGTGAAAAATCCAGAACGCAAATGAAATACAAAGACCAAAGGCAAGACATTAAAGACATAGTTGATTTAAGCAAATCTAAAATTGAAAAATCAAAGTCAGCACTAACAGGTTTTGATGTTAAGCAAGAAAACAATATCAGTAGGAGCTATGCAAGTTACCAGCAATCCTTAAATGAACTAGAAAAAGAATTTGACAAGAAAAGAAAGGATTTAAAAATTGAACTCGAAGCTAGGGATGAGCAAATAAAATTAGTAATATCAGAATCAAAGGAAACTGAAAAAGACACTATTCAACTCCAAGAAACTAAAATAGCCACAAAGCAACAAGAATTGATTTCACTCGATGAAATTGAAAGCCAAGCTATAAAAGCAGTAGAAACTAAAAAAGCAGTAGAAATTGAAAAAGCTAATTTAAGACTAGGAAAAGCTATAGAATATTTAAAAGTTGCAGAAACTACCGACACAGAGCCTCTGCAAGTAGAAGCTGATGAAGTAGCAAGTATGCAGAGTTATCTAAGACAATGGGACAATATGATTGACATTAGAGATAACAAGCTCTCCAATAAAGAAATAGAGGCAGGGGTCCTAACGGCAAGAGTTGATAAGGCAAGAACATTACCAAGCGAATTATTAAAGACTGCTAAAATGCCAGTAGAAGGTATTAGCGTAGATGAAAAAGGTATGATAAGAATTAACGACACCTTAATAGATGGACTTTCTGACGGCGAAAAATTAACTCTGGCTATGAAAATTGCAAAGGCACAATGCGGGGAGCTCAAAATTTTGTGCATCGATAAGTACGAATGTCTAGATGGAGAATCACAAAAAATACTTGAAAAGGAAATGTCAGAAGATCAGTATCAATATTTTATAACAATTGTATCTAATACAGAAAATAATAAAATAACCATAGAAAAGCGAGGATAGCCCATGGATGAAATAAAAATGTTATCAGGTAAATATGTCATAACAGCTAGCACGAAAGAAATAACCGAAGAACAATGGAAGAAAAATCGTACTTTAGGAATCGGAGGTAGTGAAGTAGGCGCACTCCTTGGATTAAACAAATATAAATCTCCTTTATCGCTCTACTTAGATAAAATAGGGGAAGGGAAACCATTTGAGGGTAATATTCACACAGAATACGGCAAGAGATTAGAACCTGTAATACGTGAATGGCTAAGTACAGAGTATGCTATAAGAACTAAAGAAGAAATAATAGTAGAAGAATACCCGTACATGATGAGGTCAATAGAAACGCCGTGCTGCCTTGCTAATATTGACGGTATCGTTACTTTAAAAGGTAAAGGCGTAGGAATACTAGAAATAAAAACAGCAAGTGAAATGATGAGAAAAGAATGGGTAGACGACAATATACCAGATTCTTATTATGCACAAGTTCAATTTTATATGTATGTTTCAGGACTTCAATATACATTACTCGCTTATTTAATTGGCAAGACTTTAGCATGGGAATTTGTTCCACGAAATGAGGAATTTATACGAGTTTTAGTAACCAAAGCAAAGGATTTTTGGGAAAATAATGTTTTAAAAGAAGTTGAGCCACTTGTAATTGGGATAGCAGCAGATACGGAGGCTCTCTCCTTTCGATATCCAGAAGAAACAGCAGGGAATACCGTCGATATGTCGGAACTTGAAGCAGATTACACCGAGTATAAAAACTTAACAGCCGACGAAAAAGAAATAAAAACAAAAGTAGATATGATAAAACAAAAATTTATGGTACGAATGGGAACAGCAGAGGTAGGCACTATCGGAGAACATAAAGTAACCTGGAAAACTATTCATAAGAAATCTTTCACGGTCAAAGAGAGCAGTTCCAGACAAATGAGGGTTTATTAAAAAAGAGAGGGGTAATAAAAATGAAAACATATAAAAATTCAGAAGTTATGAAAATGCTTGAAGAAAACAGAAAGTTAAGATTTAAAGGTAAAGATTGTAAATTAGCCGTTACAAATAATGATTCTTTATTAATCATAGGTTCAAGTGGATTCGCAAGACGTTTTTATTTAGAAGATGTGTGGGAATTAGTCCAAAAGCCTGTAAGCTTTATGGAAGCGGTTAATAGCGGTAAGAGATTTAAACCTGATACATGGAGCCACTATTATTTTCTAACGGAAGTATTGGAAGCTTTGTATGGTTATCACGATGATGATGCTAAGACAATTCTAAACGGCAAATGGCTAGTAGAAGAATGACAAATAAAGCAAAAACATTTAAGGAAATTGATTCAGAAGAATTATGTGAATATTGTCCAATACCCGAAGAGGGCAGAGGGGTGCACTGTTACGGGGGAGAACCAATAATGTGTGAAGGTTGTTGTTGCGATAAGGCTTATGAGAACTACTTAGAAGAATTTGAGGTAGAAGAATGATAACGAATAAAGCAACAGTCAAGGCATTGATTTTATCAGACTTCCCAAATTATTACAAGAAAACTGAATTTATAAGGAAACAAATACTTTCTGACTATCACGCAGAGGGAATGTTTAAATTTATGAAAGAAAGCGAGGGAAAATAAATGGCTAAGTTTTATAGAAATAAAATTGGCATAGGCTTTCTAAAAATTAACTTTATGGACCTAATTAAGTATTCAGATAACGGTTTTCCAATTTGTGATAAATGTCTCAAAGATTTAATAGGGTATAACGACATTATTTTAATCCCTATTTTAAATCAGGCATATTGCAATGAATGTGGTAAAGAAGTATTAGCAAAAATTAAGGATTATGAAGAGGACAGATGGATAAGAAAAAAGAAAGAAGATTTTTGGAAAGATTACTTCAAATTAAAAGAAAGCGAGGGAAAATAAAATGAGAATATGGATCAGAAGCCAAGATAAGACAGAATTAATTAATTGCAATAGGGTTCAAGCAGACAGATGCGGTATTTATACATTTGCTGGTGATGATTTTATAGTGTTGGGTGTCTATCCAAATAGCGAAAGAGCAACCGAAGTATTAAACGAAATTCAAGATAGGATAAAAAATATTGAACTATTAAAAGCAGCGCCTACCCTTGTAACGAATATTAAGAGACTTGATGCAGACTACTTAGTTTATGAAATGCCAGAAGAGTAATTCTACAGGGAGGGAAAGCATGAGAAAGTTAATAAAAATGAAAGATGAAATAAGAGAAATGGATTGTAACGAAGTTTATGAGCAATTTAAAAAGTATATTTTTAAAACTGCCTGGGGATTTTTAAAAACTGGTGAAGATATAGATGAATTAGTACAATCTGCAAACGTTGGTTTAGTAAAAGCCTTTAATTCATACAAAATTGAAACTGGTAACTTTTTTATGACCTTCCTCGCAACTGTAATCAACAATGAAATTCTAATGTATTTGAGAAAAGTAAAGAAGATTAAAAACGAAAGAAGTCTTGAAGATATCATCTGGATAAATAACGATGGACATTCTGTAAAACAAGAAGATGCTTTAAGTGACGAAAAAGATTATGCAGAAACGTCTATAGATGATATCACAATTAAAGAATTAAAGACAATTATTAGCAATCTTAAACCTACCCAGAAAAAAGCTTTGAATCTATTTTACTTCGGAGAGAAAAATCAATATGAAGTAGGCGAAGAATTAGAAATGAGCCAGAGTTATATTAGCAGTCTACTTAGAGATTCACGTAAAACATTAAAAAATAAATATGAAAAAGGAGTATAAACTATGAATGTAAATGGAACAGGAGCAATAGAAAAAGTAACGAATCAAAAACAAATAGCAACAGTAAAAGGGCTGCTTAATGACATTAATTATAAAAAAAGATTTGATGAGATACTAGGTAAAAAAGCTGTAGGGTTTATGGCTTCGATAATTAATGTTAGCAATAACCAAGCCTTAGCAGGAGTTGAACCACAGTCTATTATTTCCAGCGCAGTAGTTGCAGCTACTTTAGATTTACCGATAGATCCTAATTTGGGGTATGCGTACTTAGTCCCTTTTAATACTAAGATTGGAGATAAGTTTGTAAAGAAGGCACAAATGATCGTGGGATGGCGCGGATTCGTCCAGTTAGCTATGAGAACAGGGCAATACAAAACAATTAATGCTACAGAGGTATACGAAGGAGAAATTAAGCACGTAAATAGGTTAACCGGAGAAGTAGAACTAAATAACGAGGAAGTTGCATCAGATAAAGTTATTGGTTATATAGCTTATTTTAGGCTATTAAACGGTTACGAAAAATCTTTATATATGACTATTGAGCAATTAGAAAAACACGCTAAAAAATATTCGCAAACTTACAAGAGTAACAAAGAATGGGTAGTAAAGTCTAGTAAGTGGACCACAGATTTTGACGCAATGGCAACTAAGACAGTTCTTAAACTTCTGCTTAGCAAATATGGAATGTTATCTATTGAAATGCAGAGGGCAATCGAAGCAGATCAAGCAGTTATTAAAGATAATATTATGGACAAAGATTTTGATTCTAACAGCGTTGATTATGTAGACAACGGAGCAAATGATGTAGATTTTGAAGAAATGAAAGAAGAACCGGAAGCCAAAGACGAGTTCGCAGGCACACCGTTTGAAGTTAAAGAAGGTAAAAAATAATGTGTGATTGCATAGAACGAATCAAAGACGAGCTAAGAAAACATTATGAAAAAGAGGGCAAGAAAATAGATTATTTCCATGATTTAAGTGGTGAATGGGAGGGGCATTATAAACATATTGCAAAAACTGGCAATATTGCTGAAAAAGTTATTAAATTTACGGTTCAAGAGTCTTATTGCTCTCATTGTGGAGTGAAAAAATAATTTAATAGGGTAGTTAGTATCTACCCTTCCTTTTTAGCAAGTTTAAAGTACCATACAGACACTTTTATATAAAATAGGCACAATCATATTACCATGTAGTAAAGTTCCTCAAAACAAAGAAAAGAGGTATCAAAATGGATAACCACGAAAAGGCAATTTTTACTTATGAAATGCTCGAAAAAAGAAAACGTATAAAACGGCTCAAAGAAGAATCCATAAGGAGTACATCGAAAGCAGCTAACGATTATAAATTTGAGAGCGCTTCGAGAATGATGATTAAGAAATTCAAAAGAGGTAAAAACTAATTTCCCAAAACAAGAAAATATTTCTCAAAAGGAGTAGTAATTCTTAGAATTAAGCATATAATAAAAGAAAGTAGAAAACATAAGGAGGATAGAAAGATGGGGCTATCTAAATTAGCAAAAGATTTAAGATACGAATATAACAAAAAATACAGACTTGCACACAAAGACGAGAAAAAACTTGCCGATATTAGATACTGGGAAAAGAAAGCTAAAGAAGTGAGTAAGGAGGAAGCCAAATAGTAAATGGGGCTAGAAGGTGAAACAATGTGTGATCATAAAATAACAGGTGGTTGTATCCTTCTATCAAGAAAAATTATAGAAAGTGGGATATGGAGTAAGCCACCATTATATTTAAAAGTTTGGATATTTATATTATCTAAAGCACAACACAAAGATTACAAATTATTAAAGAGAGGGCAATTAAGAATCTCAATTCCAGAGATTATGGAAAAATGTTCATGGCACATAGGATATAGAAAAGTAACACCAAGCAAAGACCAAATATTTCAGGTGCTAGAGTGGCTTAGAGAGCCAAATGGAAATAATTACCGTAAACCGTACGCGACCTCATACGAAGGTGGCACGGGAGCAACAATGATAACGACGACGAGAGCAACGCAAGGCTTGCTCGTCAACATAGATAACTACGAGATTTACCAAAACTTAAAGAATTACGAGGGCAACGACGAACCCGACAACGAAAACCTTGCGGGAGCAACAAGGGAGCAACGAACACCCGACAATATAAACAAGAATGATAAAGAATGTTCTAATAATGTTAATAAGAATATCTTGTCGGTAGAACCAACACCATATAAACAAATTTTAGATTTATTTAATTCAACTTGTATTATGTTACCTAAGATAAAATCTATTGAAGATAATAGAAAAAAAATAATTAATACAAGATGGAAAGGCAACCCTAATATTGGATATTTTCAGAATTTATTTAATGTGGTTAATAAAAGCGATTTTCTAAGTGGCAGAGAAGGGAGTTGGAAAGGCTGCTGTTTTGATTGGATATTCAAACCCGCCAACCTTCAAAAAATAATAGAGGGTAACTATAACAATAAAAATAACAATGTTAACCAAACTTCTAATTCTAATAATTTTGATTTTACTGGATTGGAGGAATGATATGGAAACATCAAGAATGTTCAATATAGAAGCTGAAAATAATATTTTAGGTGCAATATTAAATAAGAATGACACTATATGTGACGTTATAGATATAATCGAACCTAATGATTTTTATAAAACAGCTAATAAAATAATCTATACACATATGAAAAAGCTTTATGCTGCAAGGACATCAATTGATTTAATGACCTTAGTTAATTCATTACAAGGCGTTTTAAGTGATATAGGAGGTATTACCTATATAAGCGAGTTACTGGGTGCTTACAGCTTTAATTCTAAGGTTAAAGATCATGCAATAATAGTAAAGGAAAAATCGAATATAAGAAAACTAAATAACATAATGGAAAGAACTTTAGAAGAATTGCAAAATGGAACGCAAAAATCAAACGAGATTATTAATTCATTAGAGAGTGAAAGTTTGAAAATGCTCGATAAATACCAAAACGACCTACTAACAGATAGCCAAGTAATGTCAATGACACTAGAACAAATACAAACTAACTATGAAAATGGTGGCGGTATTACTGGTATTGAAACTGGATTAAAGACTTTAGATTTTGCTATTAATGGATTGCAGAAACAAAAACTATACGTAGTGGCAGGTAGACCGGGAATGTGTAAATCAGCACTTGCTTTAAACATATGCCAAAATGTAAGCAAAGATAAAAATGTACTTTATTATAGTTTGGAAATGCCTGCGGAAGAATTAGGATTAAGACGGTTGGCTATGACTTCTTTCATAGATAGTACAAAAATCGAACGTGGCAAAATGAATGATGATGAATGGGGTTTAATAGGAGTTAAGGCATCAAATATTGCTTCCCAAAAATGTATTACCAATTGCAAGCCAAACATTCACATTAATGCTATAAAGGCTCAATGTAAAAAAACACAACTTCAAGGGAATTTAGACTTATTAGTAATTGATTATATAGGGCTAATGAATAAAAAAGGCATGGGAGATAATTCACATGAACAAGTAACTAATTTATGTATAGAGCTTAAAAACTTATCTAAGGAATTTAATATACCAGTTATAATTTTATCACAATTAAACCGAGGGTGCGAAGCAAGACCTGACAAAAGACCTTTGCTAAGTGATTTAAAAGATAGCGGTGGGGTTGAAGAAAATGCAGATGCAGTAATACTCTTATATCGTGACGAGTATTACAACAAAGACACTGATTTTAAAAACATGATTGAATGCAATATTGCTAAACAAAGAGGGGGAAGATGCGGCGTAGTGAAATTAGGTTGGAAACCTGAATACCAAAAAATAACCGATAAGGGGGTATAAATATGAGCTGGGAAGAACTATATTCGGCACTTAAACATGACTGCTTTTATAAATTAAATTTAGATGGAAGAAAAGAATTTATTGAAAAAATAAAGAATATGGATTTTATGCAAATGCAGGAAGGGCTAGTAACTTATTTTGAAACAATAGAATGTGACAAAGAAAGAATTGAATAAATAAAGCAAGAGAAATTAACGAAAAAGAATTATGGGGAGGGTTCGAATGAAAGGGATTCTATTTAATCAAGAGATGGTTAAAGCTATTTTAAGTGGCAAGAAAACAAGTACAAGAAGGATATTTAAAGGTTATATACCTGAACAAAAACAAAACTTTAAGCCAGAGTTTGGATATACTGCATTTACACCTAAGGGAGATATTAGTTGTAGAGGATACTTTGGGTTAGAATTTGGAGAAAAGTTTTATAAACTGCCTTATCAAGTTGGCGATATTCTCTATGTAAGAGAAACATGGTGCCAGGATGATATAACACCTGAAGATATTTACTATAAAGCTAATTATTCAGAGAGAGAATCAAAAGAATTATTTAAAGATTTAGGTTTAAATTGGAGACCTTCGATTCATATGCCAAGGTTTGCTGCAAGAATATTTTTAAAAGTAACTGATGTAAGGGTTGAAAGAATACAGGATATTACAGAAGATGAAGCTAAGGCTGAAGGCGTAAGACCTGATGCAAGAGAATTATTTACAGAAAAACAATTAGGGTATACAAAAGGGTTTAGATATATATGGGATAAGTTATATGGAAATTGGGATGAGAACGTTTGGGTATGGGTTATAGAATTTAAAGTTGAGAAAGGAGATATGAAATGTGTAACAATGAAATAATTAAAAAAGAAGCATTATATATCTTAGAAAACAAGGCAACCATCAGACAAGCAGCAAAGGAATTTGGTTATTCTAAAAGTGCAATTCATAAGCACATGACTAAGAAATTGCAAGAGTGTTACCCACAATTATATTTAGAAGTTAGAAAAGTAACAGAGCATAATAAAGAAATTAGAAATATTCGAGGTGGAGAAGCAACAAAAAGGAAATATTCTTTTTTATCTGGCAGTTCCTCAAAATGAGAAATGAGAGGTCATAGAGGCAATTTAAAAGTTGGTAGAGTAAATACACCTTTACAAGATAATAATTGACCACAGAGTATCAAATCGGGGGTAAAAAGGAGACAAGAGAATGGGAACATATGAAATATTAATAATGATAGCACTTTGGTTAATAGTTGCAGAGTTATTTATAATCAGTTGCAAGCTTGTGAAAAAAGATGAATAAGCCTTTATATTACTTAGCATCGCCGTACCAGAGTATAGAAAATAATATTTTAAAATCCATGGGAACTGAATTAGAACTGTATTACAAAGGGATCCAAGTTATCAACCCGTTAACGATTTTGCCAAACGTAACAGATAACGAAAAAAGAGCAATGAAAATCTGCAAGAAGCTTTTATTAACCTGTGATGCATTAATTCTAAGTGGGAATTGGGAAAATAGTAGGGGCTGCATACAAGAGTTGAATTGGACTATAAAGGCAAACATGGAGGTATTTGTTTATAGAAATGGTGAGTTAATTAATGTAAAAACAAAGGGAGATCCTGATATTAATGCTAATGAAAGAAGGTGAAGAATATAGCAAAAACAGAATTGACCACAAAGCTCGAAAAAGAAATATGGAATGGGACTAATAAGCAGGGTGTATTTGGGTGTTTTGAAGTAACAATAGGTTGGTTCGGGAATGAGAGAGTAGACTATATGACTTATGATACCAAAGGTATATGGCGGTGTTTTGAAATAAAAATATCGAAGCCTGATTTCCATAGCAAAGCTCATAACACCTTTATAGGTCATTTTAATTATTATGTGCTGACTAAAGAACTTTATGAGCAAGTAAAAGAAGAAATACCAAACCACATTGGTGTTTATTTAGGCAATTGTTGTGCGAAAAGAGCAAAAAAACAAATACTAGGTATTGACGAGCAAGTATTAAAAAATTCTATGATTCGTTCATTATACAGAGAAAATGAAAAATTTATTAGAACTTGTGATAGCAAGTATATAGACAGACTTAAAACCCAAGTAACAAAATATGAGAAGCAATCAATAGAGAACCACAATAAATACCTAGATATGTTAAATGGCATTTATGGAATATGTGAAAGATATAATCTGAGTTATCAAGAAGTAAGACAATTAGTAAGAAATGATTAAGCCACATTTCAAGTTGAGTTCACATTAAATTTATAAAAGGGGGAATAGAATGAAGCTTTCAGAGTTTTTAGAGGTTGCAAAAGATTCAGAAACATTCTATATAAAAAAAGTCGGCGAAACGATAAGCGATGATGATGAAGTTTGCTATAGAGACGATTTAGAAGTTGAAAATCTTTCAAACAGCGAGGTAAAAGAAGTAACATTCAAACTAGAAGTAGAAAAAAGTTGTAAATATATCCTTGATATTATTCCAGTTATATTTATTTATACGGAAGTAGATAAATTTTGTGATGAATTTTTAAAGTCTTAGAAAAATTATGGGGGGTATAAAAATGAGAAATATTAAATTTAGAGCATGGGATAAAAAAACTAAAGGAATGTGTATATGCAGAGACTTAATTGATTGGTTTAATGCATATGCACAATTTGAATATGATACTAAAAGTAAACAAATCGGAATAATGGAAAAATTAATATTTATGCAATATACAGGGAAGAAAGATGATAGCAAAGTTAAAAAAGAAATTTACGAATCTGATAAATTACAAGCTGGACAATTTGAGTATTTAGTTGTTTGGAATAATGAAGTTGGCGCATGGGTTTGTGAACCAATTCAGCAGGGACATAAAATAACTACTCAAAAGCCATTGTTTGAGGTATTAGAGGAACACGGGGGTGTAGTTGTTGGAAACAAATACGAAGGATAATTCACAAATAAATACTCAAAGATATAGGAAAACCTCTAAAGGGGTACTTACCAATTTATATTCAAAAATGATTGAAAGGTGTAGAAAAAACATTAAACCACTCCCTAATTTTACTCTTAAAGAATTTCATAATAAATTTTTAAATGATGAAAACTTTTTAAAAATTTTTCATAGTTGGGAGAATAGTGGGTACCAATATTATTATAAACCTAGTATTGACAGAATAAACCCTGATAAAAGTTACTCAAAAGACAATATTCAAATGCTTACGTGGTATGCAAATAGAACTAAAGGCGACAGAGAAAATGCTGAAAGATTTACAACGCCAATAATAATGGCTAACCGCAATAATGAATTTGAAATGATGTTTGAATCCGTTAAACAAGCAGTTAAATTTACAGGGTTAAGTCAAGGATGCATTGTTTTATGTTGCCAAGGCAAACGCAATTATGTTGGAAAACACATTTTTAAATATCGTGGTGACAAGTTTAGAAAACATAAGAATCCTGAACTCTTAGAAAAATCAAAGCGGGGGGAATAAAAATGTCAACATCTAATATTTTATCTTTGTTTTTGACAGCATTGGCGATTACAGCAGGTTTGGTTGTACTGATTGTATGCGTGGCTCTCATCTGTGGGGAACAAAGCAGACAGGAAGAAGAAAAAGAACAGGAAATAAACGACAGAATGAACGATAAACTTAGAAAGGTTATAGAAAGGCAGAGGGTAGAAAGATGAGAACGGCAAAGATCAGTGATGAGGATTTAGAAACCATAATTAATAAAATTGAAACAATGCTAATAGGGGATAAAGATTTGCTAACAGTCCACAAAATATTTGATGACTTTGTAGGCAACAGGGAATTAAGTAAAAAATACTATCAGGACCATAAAGTTATTAAAATAAAATCAACTTCCCCTGAAATTTTAGACAAATGGTTTAAAGATTACAGCGAGTGCGTTACACTAAAAAATATAGCGGAGAAATACCACATTAGCACTTTAACTTTAAGAAAAAATATAAAAATATTAAAAGAAAACAATCCAGAAAGATATGAGCAGATAGTAGAAAGCAGAGAATCGGTAAAAGCAAAAGTTAAAGATGCATATAGGCTTAAAGTTTTAGAAAAGGCGAAAGAAAAAAGAGTGCATAAAGAAAGAATGGAACATTATAAAGTCAGAATAGTAAAGCCAAAAATGTGTTTTAAAGGATTAGAAAATAAAGTAACCAAAATTGAATTATGCGATTGGGCTTGTAAAAATAAAGTAGATATGTGTATGAGGGACCTAATAATAAAAGCAAAAGAAAATGATATTGAGGTAGTAGCGTGAAAATTGCTATATAAAATAGGGGGAAAGAAAGGGAATGAAATATATAACTTATGGAATCCATACAAGATTATATTATTTAGTTAAGCACGTAGGCGGAATTGACATAGAAGTAAGGCGAGAAGGGCTTAGAGTTAAGTATGGTTTTGATGATGAAACCTTAGATATAATCTTAATGTATGATGTCGAGAAATTAATTAAAAACAATACAATCGAAGAAATCAAAGAAATGATAATTAAGAAGAATAGCAGTAAAAAACTAGAAAGTGAAAGGGCAATGAGGGATTTAACAAGACTATTAACAAGGTTATGTTGCACTTCAAATATGTTGAGGGCAGGCAACTATTTTTAAAAGGGGGATTAAATGAAAATTGATGAGGCATGGCTATTAAAAGAATTGTATAAAGAACATTTAAAGAAACCTATTGATGAAAAACTAGAAGATATTTTAACCTTCGAAAACTTTTTTAAACCTTTAGGGTATAAAACGCCTAAAGAAATTATAGAAGGTCAAAAATTATATAATAATAAAAGGCTATGGTATGTATTAAGCAAGTTTGATGATAAAGGGTATGTAGAGGTTGGAACTTCTCTAGGCAGTGCATGGCTGACTGATGAAGGCATTGAAAAAGTATTAAATATAATCGCAAGTGAAAAAGGAAATGTTTAACAATAATACAACGGAGGTAGCATAATGAATATTAATGAGTTAGTCGATAGAGCGCATGAAAATGCAGTAAAACACGGGTTCTGGGATGATTATAAAATGATTACAGACATGCTTGACGATGCTATATATGATGATAATTTTGTTGATAAAAAGCTTAAACCACTATATAGCAATGCTATAAGCACAAGATTAATGCTAATAGTCGGTGAAGTATCTGAAGCTATGGAAGCACTTAGAAAAAATGATAATGATAATTTTAGAGAAGAACTTGCAGACATAGTAATTAGAGTTATGGACCTATCTGGTGGCTTAGGCATAGACCTAGAGTATGAAATTATTAAGAAAATGGGAATTAACGCTCAAAGACCTTATAAACATGGGAAATTGTTTTAGAAAAATAAATAAAAGGATAGGTGAAAAATGAATAAAACTGTAATTATCGGAAGAATCGTAAGAGATCCGGAAATTAAATATTTGCCTGGTACTGGGGTTGCCACAACAACATTTGTAGTTGCCGTGGATAGAATGAAAAAGAAAGACGGAACTAAAGAAGCTGACTTCATACCCGTTGTTTCATGGAATAAAACGGCAGAATTAGTAGTTCAGTATACAAAGAAAGGCTCACTGATTGGAATATCGGGGAGAATACAAGTAAGAAATTATGAAGCAAAAGACGGCACGAAACGGTATGTTACAGAGGTTATTGCAGATGAAGTACAATTCCTCGATAAAAAAGAAACAGAGCATACCGAGAATACCAATCAGACAGAACACGCAGATATGGAACCAGCGGACGAAATAGAAGTACCTTTTTAAAGGAGAGCGAAGTATGAATAAGTTTTTTAAAATAATAAGTGGTAGACCAAAACAGGGAGATATAACAGATTGCATTAAGCCTTTTATATTTTATCCACAAATAGCCGTATGCATATGGATAATGTTTTTAGGATTTACTGCTAATCATACATTTAGTAAGTTTATATATGCTTTTCTAGCAGTTATTATTGCATGGCAAGCTGGATGGGGAATGAGCATAGAAAGATTTATAAAATCTGAAAAGGAGTAACAAAATGGAACGAGGATTAAGAATAAATATAACAAATGTTCCAAAGGAACGTTGGGATGAAATACAAAATAAAATATTTAAAATGTTAATTATTGAAGAAGGATTTAATGTTGAAATGATAGACATAGAAGATGGGATTACAGAATCTTTTCTTGGATATGAATTTGAAATAACTAACAAATAAAAATAAAAGGAGAAAATCATGGGAGAAAAAACCACTGTACAATTAGCTATGGAAACAATAATCGAAGAACTAAAATCTGACAAGAAAGAGGGAAGTTGGTATTACTCATGGCAAAGCAATTTAGCCTGTGCTATCATGGACAATTCAGACATTGAACACGATCAAGCTAATAAAATAGCTGTCAAATTTTTAGAACTGTTAATTCGATAGCTGACATATCAAATAAATATGAAAGAGGGCATTAATCTGCCCTTTGATTCCACAAAATGAGAAATAAACACGAAAGGAGAGAAAGATAACGGATAGAGGATTGAGAGAGAGGATAAAAGAAAAGGCTGGCAATTGTTGCTTCCTATGTCACGAGTGGTGCGGAGATACAGGAAGTCCTCATCACGTAATTAAAGTTTCAGAAATGAAGCTGCTGGAAAATTGTGAGAGAAACATTTATTGGCTCTGCAAAAAGTGCCACGGTAAAACAGAAACATCGCCAGGGTACAATAGATTACTTCAAAAAGGATTGCAAAAAATGTATATTACAAAATTCGAGAGTAAGAGATATTACAACATAAAAGAAATCGTGCAAATTGTGAACATAAAAGAAAAAGATTTAGAAAAGGCAATGCAAAAAGGACTTCTTAAATGGGAGTTTGTCGGGGATGTAATAAAGAGTTCAGGCGAAAATTGCATTAGATTTTTTGTAGGAGGCTATTTAAAGTGATTTTAAGTATAGATCCAGGAAACATTCAGTCAGGGTTTGTAATATTAAATGAAAATTTAAAACCTGTAACATTTGGGAAAATAGATAATGAGGATTTAATTGATATTGTTGGAGTTCAAGCACAACTACAAAAATATGTAGTGATTGAAATGATAGCTAATATGGGTATGGCAGCAGTCGGAACATCAATATTTGAAACGTGTATATGGATTGGAAGATTTAAAGAAAGGGCATTAATGATGGGTAAAGAAACTAATTACATCTATAGGAGAGAAGAAAAAATAAATCTATGTGGCAGCATGAAAGCAAAGGATAAAAATATTCGCCAAGCTTTAATTGATAGATTCGGACCCGTGGGGAAGAAGGATAGCAAAGGATGGTTCTATGGGGTAAGCCGTGACATTTGGTCAGCTGTCGCAGTAGGGGTAACCTATTATGATCTGCATATAAAATATTATAATCAGCATATAAAAAAGGATGTGTTTTAATGATTTTCGAGAAGTATTTTGCCAAAGACGAGGTCCAATACGACAAGTTTATAGCCGAGTACATGAACCTAGTAGAAGAGGATAAGACAACAGCATATAAGCTATCCCAAATAGCGTTAGGACTAGCCGACCGGTGGTCAAATATAGTTTTTGAAACTAAGCGCATGGAGGACACAGTAAAGGACACAGCGTACAAAGAACGGGCTAGGGATAGATACAACATCCTTCTAAATATAGTAACACATACTCGAATGGTTTGGGGGCAAGCAAAAGTACAGATGCAAAACAATAACGGGAGGGATTATTAATGGGTAATGGTTGTTCTAATTGTAAAAACGTTCTTCCATATTTAAAATGTGTTAGATGCTACGGACCTGGTTTAGACGGTTACCCATTTTGGGAACCAAAGAATGGCAAAGTGGATATTAAAATAGA